AACTAGAACTAGAACTAGAACTCTTGGTCACTATTGAACTAGAAGAAGAACTAGAACTTGAACTTTTAGTCACCACTGAGGAACTGGAACTTGAACTCTTAGTTACCACTGAACTTGAACTTGAACTAGAACTTGAACTCTTGGTTACAACGGAAGAACTTGAACTTGAACTTTTAGTTATCACACTTGAACTTGAACTTGAACTTGAACTCTTAACAACAACAGATGAACTAGAACTAGAACTCTTAGTTACAACAGAAGAACTAGAACTTGAACTCTTAGTTACCACTGAAGAGCTTGAACTAGAACTAGAGCTTTTAGTAACCACTGAAGAACTGGAACTAGAGGAACTCTTGGTTTCAACCGAGGAACTGGAACTGGAGGAACTCTTAGTTTCAACCGAGGAACTGGAACTCTTTGTTTCTATGGAAGAACTAGAACTCTTTGTTTCTATGGAAGAACTGGAACTTGAACTCTTAACGGCCACTGAAGAACTGGAAGATTCCGCTAACTGGTAAGGACTAAACGGGCCGGAAGGTGTAAAGTCAGCCGCATACCTACCTATTGTAGAAATCCGCAACTCGTCAATATTCCCGTCAAAATTAGAATTCCCAGTGTTGTATGTACCAATCTCAAGATCTGCTGCTGGACGTACATGCCAAGCGCCTTCAGTCACCTGCGCAACATTTATCCCATCAACAAACAAACGATGTGTTGAACCGATCCGTGAATATGCCACATGTTGGAACCCACCTGTTATCGGGGTAGTGGTCGAAAGTAAAGTAATGTGTTCATCCCCTGCATTCCCCCATTGATCATAATAATAGAGTTCACCATCCACAACCGACAAAAACCACTGCAAACTATTGTCTTCATACTGCGCGCAGATTGCATGCCCTCCAGAAACAGAATCAAGATCTATCCAAGCTTCAATCGTTACATTATACCCCCAATTCCAATCACCGCTATTCGGCGTTGTTAAATACCCACCTGTTGCTGTTTCAAGCGATCCTGCGCCAAACTCTTTTTTTACAGTATCTATTGTACAGCCATGATTTGTCAGTAGATGGCATACACCATGTGGTAAGCTACTATCAGAATAATTTGAATCAAAATGTGTCAACAGCACACAGTAAGGATCAATATTAGGATCACTTGATGAAGATGAATGACTGGATGAACTCTTGGTTGCGATTGAAGAACTGGAACTGGAGGAACTCTTAGTGACAACCGAGGAACTAGAACTAGAGCTTGAGGAGCTCCTGGTAACTACTGAACTGGAAGATGAACTAGAACTAGAACTTTTAGTTTCAACTGAACTGGAAGATGAACTAGAACTAGAACTTTTAGTTTCAACTGAACTAGAAGATGAACTAGAACTAGAACTCTTAGTCACTACGGAAGAACTAGAACTTTTAGCTACCACTGATGAACTGGACGAACTAGAACTGGAACTTTTGGTCACCACTGAACTTGAAGAACTCTTGGTAGCTACGCTGGAACTAGAACTTGAACTCTTTGTCACCACTGAGGAGCTAGAACTCTTAGTGGCCACACTGGAACTAGAACTACTTGAGTAATCAGCATCATCCAAACAAAAATCCCATATATGAGTTCCATCATACAATCGCATTTTACTAAAAGTAGTATTGTACCAAAAGTTACCATCCACCATATCCCCTGTACTGGGATCAGTGGCATATTCTCCCAAATATCTTGTTGTGTAACCTTGTGCTCTGAAAATTCTCATAATGTTTTTATTTTATTTATTGTTAGTGTTTAGACACATTTTAATTATCTATCTTTTTCTTTTCTTTTAACTATTTTCAGTTAAACAACACTAGAACTAGAACTACTTGAACTAGATTCCCCTAACCTCTCAACTCTAAATTCCTTTACTAGACCACCACCAATATACATTCTTTGTTTACCATCTGTGCTATTCCACCAAATAGTTCCAGCACTTAACCCAACAAGACTTGGGTCGCTTGATAATGACCCAAGGTCTTGTAATTTAATCCCAGCTTTTGAATGTGCTACTCTCATTTTTTATTCCAAATAATGTTTCATATTGTAATCTTTCTCAAATGATCTCAGCAACGCTTTTCACAAAACCTGGAGCGCTCACTAATAGAGATACCAACTCTTTATTTCTATATTTTAACGAAAAACAGTCCTCTACAAAATCTGCCCTTTCTAAATTCTGTATAAATTTCCTTATGAACATTTTCAATTCAATCACAAAATCGTCACTCATACCACCTTCTGCACACATACTATATTGTGCTTCATTTGCTTCACCATCAAAGACCACCTGCACATTCTTATTCTTATCATCCAGTTCTTCTATAATCATACCGGCTATCACAGGGGGTACGGTAATGCTGCTTTCGTTTGCTTCTTTTCCTTGTATGACTAAATCTATATTTCTTGCTGCTGTTTGTACTGATTCAAAGTTCAAAAATTTCCACCAATCTCTACAAACGCACTTTTCATACATTAATACATCGAACAGCATTCTGTTTATAACTGTGTCAAATCGCATTCTCGGTGCAAAACCAAACATCTCCCCTATTTCCACAGTTTCAACGGTCAATAAGTCTACATTATCTAGATTATCCAGATAATGTCCGTATGCCCCAGCTACATACCGTTCTGCATTAACATCTTTCACTCTTACTACTCTTTTACCTGTCCCCACCAATTTTGCGAATGCTCTTAAACTTTCTTCAGCCCATTTAGCCCCCACTGCACTTTCGTAAAACTGTTCTATGTCTATGTCACAGGCCCACACAAACAAATCTATATCTTTTACCTTCTCTTTCTCAAGAAATTCACTTATGGACATTTTATAGATTTCGTCATAAATGGGTGATAAATTTTTATTTTCTAAAATTTCTGCACCAAATAAATCTGGATCGATTAAGATAAGTTTATTCGTGTCACCCACCAATTCATTTGCCAATGTATAACCTAGATACCCAAGCCCACCTATTATTGCTATATTCATTTTCCATGCCTTTCTATAAATAGCTCTTTCGCTTGTTTTATCATTTCTTTTATTTCAGCGTGTGGTGATTCACCATATGAATCTGATTCTCTGTGAAAAGCGATACATAGTGGATTGTACCACACTTCTCCACCAGCTTTGTTCACCCTCATACAATAATCTATATCACCATAATAAGAAGGGTAATCTTCATCTAAAAACCCAACCTTTTTCACAGCCTTTTGATTTATCGCCACCAGTGCAAAAGACACAGCGGCTACTTTCTGTGTTAAATTCACCAAAAAGTCTGCACCACTTGAACATGTTATATTCTCAAAATTTCCATTTTCAAAATCCACATTAAAGCCTGCGTGTTGCACTTTCCTTTTGTGTTTCAACCAGTCTCCATCTAAGCTGTCTTCGTTTTCTTTCAGTGGTTGAAGTAATTTTGCACCAACTACACAAGGTTTAAAATCACACATATTAATTAAGAGATTACGCAACCAATCCACACAAACTTGTATATCATCATTAACCAGCACATACACAGGAGCATTTTTAGCTCGTATGACAGCATTATTGGCTTTGCTATAGTTAAAGGGTGGCTTAACTGTTAAAATATCCACACAACCCTTTGTATTAAAACTGTTTTTTAACAATCTTTCTTCTTCTTGACTGCCATTCCACACAATAGTTATATGGTAATCACAACTAGCAGGTGTCTTCTTAAAAATGTGATACAAGCATTCTTTCACATTTTCAAAGTTTCTAGAAGGTATTATTATTTCAACACCTTTTATGTAAGCTTGTGCTGTGAACTCGCTGCCAAACAAACCCACATCTTCCGTTGTACATAATGTGTTTTTAGAAACTTCATTAACTTTGCAGTTTAATCTATTATTTAAACTTTGATTTGTCTCCACTCCTCTGCATATAAAAATATTCTGCAAAAATTCCATTTCTGTGTGATCTTTAAAAGCATGAATGAGTAAATCAAGCATCCAAGTATCATCTTCGCAAGATTTCAAACATTTAACCAGCACATTACGTTTTACAATTACAACTCCCCAGTTATATCTACACTTTTTAATAAAATTCAAAAATGTAACACCTTCACAATAATTGTTATAATGTTTACCATCTATAACATATTCCCCTGTGCAAACATAAAAGTCTGCATGATTGTGTTCTACAGAATTAATCACGTATATGTCTGCTAACTCTTTAAAGTCGGTATTTTCACCCATTAGGCAATAATACTCCGCGTTGCTCTGCTTAACTTCGCAGCGCAAGTGATCTAAATTTTTAACTTTAATCGTTTTCATTGTATATAAAACAAAAGGGAAGATGAATAACACCTTCCCTTTTGTAGTTTTTACCTAATCAACGATTATGCAGTAACCGTAGATTTGAGATTATCAATCAGACAAAGAGCGTCGCGCCAGTTGTAATTGAAAGCAATGCGTTCACTCACAACATATTTTCTTTGATCCGATTCAATAACATTATCATTGGCAAACTTGATCAAACGCCTATCACCAACTTCAGGTGAACGTTTATGCATCAAGACGATCTTACCTTCAGGTGCAAGCGGCACTTCATACAGTGGAATACCATAAATCTGTGCTACAATAGCACTCGATTCACCAGCACTTCCAAGACCTGTGATGAATGATGCCAATGCCTGTCCAGAAGTTGAAGCGTTCTTGAAGTTATCATCCATTCTCAGGTTTGCGGCCTGATCAGAAGGAATAAGTCCAACAACATTGCTTCGATTCCGAGCATACTTACCAAGGTTATAAAGGGCAATATTGATATAATCAAGATCAATTAACGCGCCCCCTGCGTCAACAGATGTGGCAGCGTCAGCTGTACCGGCAACTGTGAAAATACCATCGAACATTAACCGTGCATCACGTACATACCAGTTACTATCCGTTGCTGATCCTGGTGTCGGTGCGGTTGCTGTGTGAGATGTGTCACCCTGCAAGAACGAAGTTTCCTCCGCTTCCGCTATCGCATCTACGAACTCTTCGAAAACCTGTGCGATAACATCAGGTTGTGAATCTTCGACAGCTTCCTCATCAACCATTACATAAGACATAAGCTTCTTAGCCTGCCAAACAACACTTGTTGCTGACATTCCACTCAAGGTGGCTGTAACACCATCAGGAATGTAATATGCACTTACATGATTACCACGTTTCGGCTTTGTCCACTGCCGCGAGGGCATCTTGAAAGTCCGAAGCATCTGTCTCACAATATTCAAATCACGGATATTAGAAATAACTTCCCTTGCGAGTGGATCAGGCAGATAACTTGTAAGGTCTCCACCTATATCAACTGAAAGGGCTTCTTTGATAACAGTATTCAAATTCATTTTTCTTTTCTCCTTCCTTATCTTTATTTCTCAATCACTTAACTGAGAAGTCCTTTGTTAATTATTCACTCTTTTCAGAGAGATGCGGCAACATTGCGAAATAAACGCTTCTGGCAATACCCTTTTCACGAGGTTCCAAAGAATCGAATTCGTCAGGATTTGTCTGCCACATGTGTGTGCAATACTTCACTGTCTCTTCATCTTTAATGCTTTTGAATACACGTTTCGGTTCACCTGTATCGCCACCATCTTCGTCATCAGCACCATCTGCTGCTTTCTTAAGACCTTTACGTTTTACATCATCATCGTCATCGTCATTGGCATCGGTCTTATCATTTTTTGCGAGTTGCTCAGAAATTCGCTTCAAGATATCAAGCACTTCATCATTGTCAGTACCATTATCTTCCTCAGCGACCTTCTTAGCAGTTTCAGCAGTTTCAGCAACTTCAGCAGTTTCGGCAACTTCAGCAGCAGCCTTTTTAGCTTCAGCAGTTTCAGCAACTTCAGCAGCAGCCTTTTTAGCTTCAGTAGTCTCAGTCTGAGTGCCTTTCAAGCCCTCTGTCAAAGTTTTAAGAAACTCCGGCATGGCCTCATCCAGAACATCTTTAACCATTCCAGGCAAAAGTTCCGCAACAGTATCTCTAGTCTTACTCATTTTCTTACTCCTTTCGCGTTTTTTAATATTCTTAAATGACTTTTCAAAAACATCTGTAATTGACGCATCTGGGTTACATGGCAATCCAACTACACTCACTTCATATAACTCCATATCTTTAACATGCCAAGCAACAATACGCCCTGCGTCATCTTTTTCAATTTCAATTTTTTTGTATCTCAACCTTATTGAGAGCGAGTTTAATGTACCCTCCTTTATTTTTGTCCAATAATTGTCAACATCGGGCGATTTACTAACCATCACCTTTACTTTCATACCCTTGTCGTCAAGACTTGTTTTCTTCACAATACCAATTGGAATATCGGTGTCGTGATTAAAAAATACAGTTTTAGCACCATTTCTTGTAAGATCATTCTTTGATTTTTTCATTGCTTCAAAGGTGATTATATCCTGATCACGATCTTTCGTGTTGGTTGTAGCATAACCTTCAAAGGATCTTCCTGTATCTGCGGACTTACAGGTCTTTGCATCGATGTTAAATGCTAATTCCGCTTCTCCGTCTATACCATATTGACTAAATTGATGTGATGCTATTAAAAGTTTTTTCATTGCTTGCCTTATTTACTTGGACAATTAAAAAAGTAAGTTGATTTTTTAATTCTGGAAATTATACTATCCAAATCATTGTATACTCGATTTCCACCTTTACTATATCTTTCCATCACTTCATCTGTAAGAACTTCCAATAATTTTCTCTCATAATAGTTTTCGGAAAGCTTACTCACAAGAATGTCTATATCTTTTCTTTCAATATCTACATTGTCGTTTCTACAAAGGTAAAGGTGCGCTTTCACAAGATTGATATATTTATCCACGTTCTTATCTCCATCACCGTCATCACTACCACCATCATCATTATTGTCACTACTACTTGGAACTACCAATCTTCCTGTAGTAGGATCAACTTGTCCACCACCAGGAAGAACGATAAGTGGTGTATCCCCCCATTTAACAGGAGGCAGCCCACGTCTGGCACGTATTTCGTTTATTACTACTATACCAGCCATGATATCAGACCTATCTATTGCAGCTTGCTCGATAGCATCAGCAAGGTCAACGTCTTGAAAACAAATCTTTATATCCTTATAACCAAATCCATCTCTCACTATCTCTTTTGTATATGCATATGATTCTTTTCGTAAAATTGGTTTTAATGCACCGTCTTTGTATGCCTGTACCTGTTCTTGTGAATTTAACTTACCTGTATTGGGATCAACCACTCCCATCACTATTGGTTGCATACTATAAACAGCAAAAATTTTCTGTCTCAGTTCTACACCAAAGGCTGAAAACTCCATATCCCTATTTGTCATTGCCATACGTGTCCAAGTAGCGGCAATATTAGTCACAGCTATTTTATGTGCCTTTCCCGCTCCCTTATGTGCCGACTGCCAGTACTGCCTAAATTTCTTAAGTTCTGACTTGCCTAATCCATCTAGTGACAACACGCCAGCGGCTTCAGCACCGTTCACAAAGAAATTTGCGTTATAAGTAGCTCTCAGTATATCAGACGCCACAGCATTTGCCAAAGCATCCAATGGTTTATATCCATATACTGATTCCGTAGTAGGATTCAAAACAATGTAAATCATTTCATCTTTATCAAAATACACCTTCTTCTCCGACTGGGGATCTTTTTGTACATATGCCCTTTTATCAGGGAGATTACCATGTGTGTCTGTTTTAATTTCAATATATCTAGTCAAAGCAGCATACAATTCTGCTATCCTTCTCGATTTCCTTGACACTGCTTTTTCTTGTGCTCCACGTCCATACACCAGCAGATCTCTTATACACTTTTCCCTAATATCTGCGAATGATTCTTTATTCGCGTTAGGGTCGTCTAAGAATTCTCTTACATTGTTAATTCTACCTTGCTGTGCGGTAGTGATACGCTTAGACATATCTACCGGAACAACCTGTGGTTCCACTTTTACACAGTCACTTACAATACGATTAACAACAGCTTGCACCCATTCATTATACCTATAAAACTTCATAGCATCTGCATCACTAATTTTTACCAACGCAGGCTGAATATATCCATTTTTTGTTAAATCAGCAGTAAAACCATCAGCATTTTTAGTCGCATAGTTTTTGAAAGCTATTTCGGAACTAATATTTTTTCTTTGCATAAGAGAAACTCCAATTTTTACAGGTATCTTTCTAAAAGAGGAAAGTAAACTTCAATCTTCATAATTCAATATCTCGAAGGCTCCGGCTCCCCCAGTGTGCATCTCAGCATTATACACAGCTCCGAATGTTGCATCACACGTAGCTTTATCATAACCCCTTGCGTGATCTACTTTTCCATTTTTAAAATATTTAAGATGTTTTGATTCCATCGCAAATCTTCTGTCCCAAGGGTATATTACCCTATTTTCTATAAAAGCGTTTTTGGCTGCTGAAGGTACTTCATCTGTTCTGTCCAAAGACAATAATTCTGTTTCTATACCCATATCACAGATACGCTGCATCAGGTGATGAGATTGGTAAGAATCGAAGGTTATGAGCTCAATGTTAAACCCAAAGTTTTTTAGGAACACTATAATTTTATTTTCAAGTGCAGTGTAATATATTTCTTTATTCTTCATCATGCTGGCGTCTCTATTCCCTCTAGGGTCGAGCCATCCAACAAAATCTACTTTTATTATGGGCTTTTCCTCAGTCATGTCGTCTTCGTCTAAGTCTTCTATCACTTTTTTCTTTTTCTCTGCGATTTCGTGCATTTCATGACCATCCAACTTTATAGTTACCCAATCAATAATATGTGCCATACTAAACCCGAGTATATCTTTGTTTTTCGACAAATCAAAATGCATGAAATATTCTTTATCAGGTTCTGGTAATAACAGGTCGATATTCCACTCACCATTGCCGCGATACGGATTCACAGTACACCCAGGAAAATCTATACAGCAATAATCAGAAGCTTGTATAGACCTTGTCTGCCACAACTCGCACTGTCTACATAACTCGCAAGGATTATTACCTATAAAGTCTGGGTCAGCCCAGAATGATTCTATTACGCCACTGGGTTGCGCCCCAAAATCACGCATAGCTCTACGGTAATCTCTTTTAAGAGCATGGGTGAAATCTTCTTTAGTTAAACTTGGATTAACGTCCCAAGTTGCCGCTTGCACAGTGTATGCGTCTTCTCGCCCCTCTAACTCATAAAACTTCCTCATCACAAAGTCATCATCATAGTGAGGTGTTGTTATCCCTATCATTTTATAGTCTTTAGGGAATCTTGTTTGACAAGAACCATAAGCAGCTTCCCAACATTCTTCTGCACGGGATTCTGATTCTTCGTTCTGGTCATTTGTTAGAAAAAAGGCAAGTTCGTCTCCAACCCACTGAATAGTATTATACCCCAGCCAACCAAACGCCTGACTATTAGCGCTCAAAGCATACACGTTTTTATCAAATTCAGCTACTGACACTCCTGGGTCTTTACACTTCCCTTCAAACCAAGGACAATTCACCAGCATCCCTTTAAACTGTGTGAAAAACACACGCTTTGCCTGTTCGTCATTTCTTGCTGTATTAACAAAATAAATAGGTGAGCCAGGAGATAAATCATAATATTCCTGTGGTGAGTACATACAAAGGCACTTATATACACCATAAAGGTGGATAATGGAACTCACAAAGTCTTTCCCAGCGCCTTTCCCCAGCAATAAAACAGCCTCTCTCACGTGTTCTTGTGTCAACTTTATTGCCACATCCATGATGAACGGTCTACACCCACGTTTACCATCCCACTTTAATCCAAGAAAATGTTTATCTTCTATAAAAGTTTGTATACCTACAGGTTTTTCTTCCCAGATATCTGTGTCTTTACCTGTAGATAAACCTTGTGCAATAATTTTGAAAGGATCGAGTGCATACTCAAATTTTTCTCTTTTCTTGGGCATTAGAATCCAAATATTTCAACATAGTCTAAAAAGAGTTTATAAACCATTGTTTCCGATTTTTCTTTTTCAAATTTTATAGCCTTTTTAAGCCATCTCTTTCCTTTGGAAGTTTCACAAACTTTATTTATGTGTTTTCTCAAATGCGTAAATACTTCCCCAGCTTCTTCTTCCTTCTGTGCATGGAAATAAGTGCGCAACAAAAGATTTAAAGCCAACACAGGTTTATCGTCCTTGACAACGTGATGGATGTATCTCTTGGAATTTACACAAGTATACGCTTCAGGGCTGTGTTTGGCAGCCTTTTTGGTTAAACTATTTTTTCTTCCTGTTACTATCATGGTACTTCTTTGAACTCTGCGTCTACCGGTTCTTCCTCTTTCTTGAATTTCGAAAAATCGCCATTTGTTCTTACGGACACATTTAAAAATTCTTCTCTTATTTTTGCTTGAATGTCTACGTCTACAATATATTTCTGTATAATTTCTATAACACTTCTCAGTAAAATTTTCAAACCTTCAGGTGTCAATACAAATTCATTTTGTGTTTGTATCCTGTGAACTCTTTCAATCGTTTTTCCTATTGTTTCTACTGTTCTATTTATTCTATCTATTGCTCTTCCATCTGTAAGCGTTGTTTGTTCTTCCACCAATTCTTTTAACAGATACGCTTTTTCTTCATTATCCAAATCTTCGCCATCTATGATATACTTCGCCCTAGACACAAATTTCTTTGGCGATTTAGGTTTAGCGTTAGCAAGCCGCTTAATATAACCTGTTAGAACAACACGTATATTAGCAAGTTCGGGACGTAAATCAGTAATCTTCGGATCCATCATGAACGCTGACAACACATCACCAAGTTCATGTGTGAAAGCTCCCCTGTAAATTGCATGAGCAGCACTGGAATGCTTTCCTGTTGTTAAGGCTTTTGTATTTCCACCTCCATGTTTTCTACAATACAGTGAACCCTTTACAGCAGCGTTTCCACATCTTCTTTCTGTTTTACTTATCTTCTTTCCGTTTTCATCTTTATCATAAACTTTCCTAAAACACCTCAATCCTCCATTGATGGAATTACGATGTTCTTCTGGAATATTCTGTGGATCTTCTCCTATCAGATTTCCATATCTCTTATATAAGGATCGTCTCCTTTTTTTCTCAACACCTTGTGATCTATCCTTACTCATGATCCATCCTTTTCTTCTGTGTTCATTCTAGATCTTGTTCTCTATCTCTCACGTACACGCACGCGGGGTTTTATATTAATCATATAAAACAGTAAAAAATAGGTACACCCCTTAGGGGTGTATACCTTATTTGATTTACAAAGAAAGTAAGAAAAGTAAAGAAGCATACCTTCCATGCAGTACCCCGTAGGGGTAAAAAAATAAAAAAATCAAACTACCCACGCGCGAATTTTTATATTAATAAAAATTTAGTACACTCATAATAGCAGTCTGGAAGATCACACTGCTTCAACTTGTAGATATACTATAAAAGTGGACGCTGCCACTAAAGCTTCTGCTGTTCCTGGTACAGCTACTGTCTTTGTAATCTTTGTCTGATTCTTTTCAACACGCGTTACTGGTGTTGAAGATTGTAAATCGCTTGAAAGCCAAATGCTCATTTCATTCTCCTTATGACATGGATCTTATTGCAAAAAATAGAGAAGCCGTCATGGTTCCGACACTTGATCTAATCATGGGATACTTATCTGTTGGAAGTTTTGACAAATTTATTTCGAAAGTCATCCCTGCACCAATAGGCGCAAAATCATCACCATCCATTCCAGCAATATAAATCACATCCGTGCTGGAATCATAAGGTTTAATGGTAAAACTTTGTAGTACTTCATTATCTTCTAAAATACTTGTGTCTATCACTGTCGCCACGGCTGTGACTGATTGATTCGTTGTTCTGACCGCATTTGAAACTGGTGTGCTCATTGTTTTTATCCTTTTTAGGTAAATTGTTTTAAGCTAATCTAACAGTAATTTTACCCCTACCCATACCAATACATTTATTTTACGTTTATACTCCTTCATACGAGTTTTAACAAATCATATAAACCATGTACATGCATTACAACCCTTACAATTTTAGGATTATATCCATAAACAAAAAAAAACGCCTGCGGGGATTAACCCGACAGGCGTTATAAGAAAAGGCTAAAACCTTAATTTTTAATCTTTCTTCTTTTCCCTTTGTTTACGCTTTCTCTTTTTGTCCTCTTTCTTCTTCATGGTTTTTTTCTTCATAGCCTTTTTATGAAGATTGGCAACTTCTTCATCGGATGCATTGACTGTTTGTTCAGCATCTGCCATGTCCCCAACCCAGTAACCTGTCTCTTCATCACTTTTAAGTTGGATAATACCTTTCACCATTTTACCTATTTGTCGCAATATGGTTTTCAAGTAAAACTGCAACTGTCCATTTTTATTAATGGACTTTTGCATTATACCGTCTTCATGAATGTGGAAAGCAATATTATTTGTTTCCTTGTCGTAAAGAATATCAAATTTAATTATCGCTCTATTGCCATCTTTATCCACTTCACGTGAGATACCATTTGCTTCAACAAATGCAGTATTCAAAAATGCTGAACAGTTTTTGTTAATATGTAGAGCAGGTACGGAAAGGGATTTCCGCTCTGCTCTTTTGATAATTTCGAACGCCATAATTACTTTCTCCTTTTCGGGGTTTTCTTCGGAGCCTTTTTCTGCACATTGCTTTTGGGGAAGTTCATCACTTCAGGGGCATCTCTTCCATTCTTCCCAAAATCGACAAACGTTCTCAATAAATCTGGATTTGACACTACTTGGGATATGTCCAGTAGAAAACCAGTCGCCTGCATTACTTCAGGTGAATAAATTTTATTTTCCACTGTTAAAAATTCAATGGTTCTTTCAAGTCCCATTGCGGCAAGCATCACAAACGCACTGTGGTGAATCTTGCATTCCAACTGATCAGCAAATCCCAATTCGTGTTCGGTTCCACTTTTGAGTACAACATGAACATTACCGTTAGACTCTTTACTAACACCCATATCCACACTAGCTATCTCGTCTAGATTTATTGTGGCCCATGACCAATTACTTTTTGAACATCTTGCAAACATCTTATTCTCCTTTATGGTTTTGTAATAATCAAATATTCTTCTTCTTCGTTAAATTCCAATTCGTACTCCCAGGGAAAGGTTGTTCTTCTTATTTCACACAGCACCTCCTTTTTTATTTGATTATAATTTATCTTCAAACCTTTATTTTGGTCTTTCGACAAATACGTAAGTTCTTCTTCTGTCATGCGGTACTTCTTAACAAACCATTCTGGAAGAACATGTGTTGTTCGCCAGTTGTTATTCTTGTACATCCATTTTATGGTACTTATTACTTCACCCATGTCATCAGCCTGTTGCATGTACAGTATTTTATCGTACCACGGTGCAGGTCTGGATATTATTCGTTCTGGGATAGGGTTAGTATGATATAGTCTTATAAGATCATTTAACTTTATTGCGTATTTCATATTATTCCTTGTTAATCTTACTGCTTGCTTCTTCTTCAAGTGCCATTATGTATGCCATTACTAGACATTTTACTAAACCTATTTTTTCATCATCGTAAATATCTACCAGCATCAGATCATTTTTATTATAGATCATTAAATTCAAATAACCATGTTTTACAGTAAAATCACAACTCACTACATGATCCAGTAACCTTAAAGCCGCATTGGCGTCTGTCCAATAAGGTCTATTGTCAAGCTGTGGATTTAATGTCATCAATAAGTCATGAATTTTTTGTGCAGACATCGAGATTAAATCTTCATATGTATGCATTTATTTCACCTTTTCCACAAGGGGGGACACTTCGCGTGCTACACCTTTGATTTTTTCGAACGTTCTCAACCCACCCATGCCAAGCATGGCCAATACAAGCTGGTATAAACCGTTTACATTAATCATGGGCAGCTCCACACTTGTTTTGCCGCATATGGCAAAGCCCCACACAACTAAAGGCTGTACGAGAAAAGCCCAAGCAATGCCCATTCCACACACCCAGCCTATAAATGGTCTCCAACCAGCGATGAATATCGATTTATGCCCAGCTTCTATCTTATTGATTTCAATTTGTGCCAAGTTAATCGTATTCACAGCATCAACTAGGGATTGCTTTAATTCTTCCTCCGCTTGCGCTCTCGCGTTTTTGTCTGGTATAAGGCTTAATGCCTTGTTGATAATAGGGGACATGATCGGTGCTAAAATATTCCAGGTCATGATTTATCTTCCTTATTGTTTTTGAATTTGCTGGAAATGTGTATCATAGCTCCAACAAATATATACACTGCTGCCAACATTCCACCGCACAACAAACTCGGATAAAGAATACTTTTTAATTCATCCATTTTCTTCTCCTTACAGCTGGACAAACCAGCTTTTTGTTCCATGTACTGTTATCTGGGCTTTATCGCCAAATGCTTCGTCCACTGCTGTCTTCACACAAGCTGTATCTCCTTTGTCATGGTAATCGTGCCCTGCAATCATTCCGCCTTTCCGGATTTTAGGCAACCAATTCAATATGTCATCTTTCACAGATACATAATCATGTTTGGCGTCTATATAAACAAAATCCAACATATGAGGCTGAAAGCGCGATACAGCGTCTAAACTTGCTAAACGCATTATATTCACACGATTTCCAAAAGGTTCTAAAAGCTTTAAGGTCTCCGCATAATTGTGTTCACCACTTCGCACTTTAACCATTCTGTAATCGACCCAAGGATCAATGCAGTACAATATTTGTAATCCTACACGTTCCAACAACGCTTTGCTGTGTACACCTTGAAACACACCTATTTCTGCACCGTACTTGTATTCTTTATCGTGTAACAAATCTGCAAGCTGTGTTCTGTTTTTAAGTCTCATTTGCCGCTATCTCCCATTCCAGTTGCTCCTCTAGGAGTGCTGTTTATTTTGTCTACCACAACTAATTCAACAGGTGGCAGCTTTTGTATTATCATTTGTGCTATTCGATCACCCTTTTGAACACAGTAAGCATCGTGTGAATGGTTCATGAGCCCAACATTGACTTCTCCCCTATAGCCTGCATCTACCGTTCCTGGAGAGTTTATAACAACTATGCCATGTTTTATACTCAAGCCACTACGGCTGCGTATTTGTGCTTCATACCCTTCAGGGAGTTCCAAAAAAACACCTGTAAAAATTGTTTCCTGTTCTCCGGGGGATATGAATACAGTTTCCATACTATACAAATCCCATCCTGCATCTGCAGAGTGTGCTTTGGTGGGTGTATATTCCGTACATTGAATTCTGATCTTCATTCTTTTTCTCCTTTTGTTTTCTTTTCAACTATGGTTTCTTCTTCAAAACAAGCTAATTCTATTCCCTCAAAGCAAAAAGTACCTATTGAGTAAATTCGTTCAAATTTTATTTCGTTTGCTGGTATTATTTTATTTACTTCACTCACGATTTACTCCTTTCTGGATCGGTTCGTAAAAGGCATAAAACTTTGATGATGGTGGCGGTATTAAAGCTTTACGAATGGTGTCTTCAATAAGAAAGACTGTTAAGCGTTGGAGATAAGCTTCTTGGATTAAAGAATGTTTTTCAAAATGTTTTCTCCATTTCTTTCTAATCCTTTTCCTTTTAGACCCAGGGGCGGGTGGTCTTAAAAAAATACTGTTCAGGTAAAGTTGACTTTCTAAATCTAATAACTTATGAGGTTGTTCCTTCATTGTACTTCCTCATATAATTCTTTTCTTCTAGCAAGAAGTTTTTGTATGCGATACGACAATGTCTGTGTTGACTTGCACAATGAACATTCCCGATCAATGAGTGCTATTGTTTCTTTAGCTTTATTGAAGGAGATAGAAAGCCCACATGCGTATCTACTTTCCTCTGTCATCAAATCTGCGATAAGTGTTGCGCTATACCGATTATAAGCTCTGCAAATGGGAGTGCATGTTAAAGGCTCATCACTTTGAACATCTAAACAAGCCGTTACAATATATTTACTTCTTAAACTTCGACAGTCGTGTTCAAAGTTATTTTGCTTCTCAACCGTCGTTGCTGCCACCACAACAGGTTTTTTCCGGCGTGCCCGGTTCTCTGCGGTGTAGTCCCGGTAGACTTTGTATGCGATCAATCGTTGTTGGTAGTGCGATTGGTAAGCCCCTTGGTGGGTTTCAAAATGCTTCTTCAGGTGTTTTCTCACCCCTGATCCAAGATGTGCTTCTGACGCAATGTCTGTTATATGCCTATTCGTTTTTTGAGAATAACGGCTGAGTATACTTACAGCTTTCCAAACATTGTTTAAGGTATTCCCCTTATTCGTGGTGAAGAATTCACCCAGTTCCCTCTGGGTCGGCTCGTCCGTGACCGGGGTTTTGGGTTCATCGATTTGGTAATCCACGCGAGGATAAAAGCTCCAGTCGTCCTCTGTCATCTGGACGTATCTCTGATTTAGACGTTCATACACTTTCTTGCCGTCCCACTTCGCTTTAATGGCGGTTCTCATTGTTGCATTTTTTCTCATAACTTGATTTCCTTTTTAATAGCATTCAAAAACTCAAGAATCTCATCGCGAGTATCAATAAACTCATCGTACTGCATGTCATTATACGCCTGTTGTAGCCGATACCCGGTCTGTGTCAACAGTTTACATATTGCTCGAAACCGCCCGCCATAAACCCACGGGGCATCATAAGACCCGAAGCCGCACTTAGGGCAAGGACGATCTATTAAGTACACCCTCTCACAATGACCACATACCCTAATTACGATACCCTTCATGATTCACCTACCTTTTTTGTGAGTATTCACCGATTATTTTCATTATTTATCACCTTCTAATAATTGTTTCACTTTCACTTTTAAGTTTACAAGCTTTTGATTGTGATCATTTAATATACGATCTACAGCATTTTCACGTAAGGTCAACTCCTTTTTTGTTTTCCTTAATTCCTTACAAAGATTTTCAATGTTATTTCTTGCACTGTCGACGCCAATTTGTAACATCTTTGTGTGAAAAGATTTTGTTTCGAAATCGTGAATATTCCCTTTTATTGTACATATACCACTTACATATGTTTTATCCATGCACTGTGCGTGTGCGTTGATTGTAAAATCGTAACATGCTTTATTCACGTTCCATGTTATGATATAATCTTTTTCATGTAATGGGATATATATAATGTCATTCTGATAAAGAGTGCGCCCTGTTATGCTAATCCATCCGTTAATAGATTTACATAAAGTTTTTGGATCCACAGGGATAGCTTTGGTTTTAGTTGGTATAAGTGGATTATATGGAGCAGTGGGAACGATAATGGTCTTGTCCCATTTATTCCACATTCCGTAAATCCACTTGTTTTCTCGTGTTAAGGCT